GTCGTACTTCGCTTCGGCCTCCGCTTGGGCGCGGACTGTCGCGAGTGAGCGAGCGCGAACCGCATCAACCGCGCCGACGAGCTGCAATTCCGTCTTTAGCGCGCTGATCTGAACGCCAGCCGCCTGCGCGTCCGCCAGCGCGCGGGTCTGCTCCTCCGCCAAGCGAAGATCGAGCCGAGCCTGACGCTGGGCTTGGAGCGCTGCGGTGGCTTTTGCGGCCTCGACCGCCAAGCCGCGCTGCTGCGCAACCTGTATGGCGGCGAGCAGCGGCAAGTCCTCGATCTGCCCCTTGACGTAATCGGCGGCGCGATCGGCCGGCATAATGCCAGCCGCGACCATCTCATTGGCGCGCTGCTGAGCGTTCGCCTGCTCGCGGACCGCCGCCGTAGCCTTAGCCGCGTCGGATACGCGGGTAGCAATGGCGAGGCGAATCTGTCGATCGACATAGACCTCGACATCGCCGCGCTTCTTGATGGCGTCGCTCTCTGCCTTCACGCGGGCCTCGGCAACAAGCGCCGCGGCGCCCGACACTCCATAGGCGTCGGCCAACTTATAAAGGTTCTTGATCTGGGACTCGACCGCTTCGGCGTTGAGTGCGTTGTGATCGACCTTGTCCTTGGGCGCGGCCTTGGGCGTGCGGTTGGCCTTGATCGCGTCCGCCTCGGTCTTCATGCGATCCTTGGCGTGCTGCTTCGCGTTAGCGCCCGCCTGCGCCCAGAACTTCGCATCTTCGGTCCGCGCCGTCGTATAGGCGTCGACATAGCCATCCTTGAGCCGCTTCCCGAGGTTTCTCGCGCCTTCCAGGGGCTTGACCATGTCGATCTGCGGCGCGGTGATCGTGCCCAGCTTCCAGCTCGCCGGCAGCACCGTGTTCACGCCCGCGATGAAGCCGTTGATCTGGGCCACGCCAGCCCGCACGAGCGCGTTCATGGCGGCAATCGCCAGATTTGCGGCATTGATAAAGACGTTGCCGATCAGGGACGGCAGCGCGCCCCAGATGATCCCGATCGCGGTGAAGGTGCCCTTGATGCCGGCGGTGATCCCCGCCGACGTCTTCATCCACGCTTCCAGTATCCAGTCGAACGCAGCGCCCGCACCGTTCTTGATGCTGTCCCACGTTCCGTTGGTATTGGCCTGGTCGCCGATGGTCTTCCAGATCCCCGCCATCTCGTCGCCGAACGTGATGGTGACGGGGCCGAGGGACTTGATCTTCCCTCCCGCCTTTTCGACACCGTCGCTAAGCTGCTCCATCTCCTTCCGCGTCAGGCCGAGGCTATCGCGATAACGCGTCAGGTCGCCGTCGTCCTTCACGGTGTCCTGGAACCGCCTGAACGCGACGTAGGCGCCGCCGGCCGCAACGCCGACCACAGCAAGGACGGGCGCGGCCATCGCGGCGATGACGGCCAGCTGGCGGGCCATGGCCTTGAGCCCGCCCTCTGCCATCATCGCGATCTGGACCAGCTGCCCACCCTGCTGGAGAAAAATCGTCATCGGTTTTTGCCCGGTGAGCAGACCTTGGGCGATGTCAGGCAATTGGACTGCCATCATCTTCATTGAGTTCGCGTTGCCGCGACCGGCGACCGCCATGAGCTCGTGCTGTTGCGTGGCCGCGCGCAGGCGCCCCGTCAGCACGTCCTGCTGACGGGCATATTCGGCGGGAGCGGTAGCGCCCTGATGGTAGAGGCGCGTCGACTCCGCGATCTCGGCGTTTAGGCGCTTGGTCGCAGCGTAAAGCGGGTCGGTGGCCATCCGCATGCGCTCCGCCGCCGCCGCGTCGGCGAGTTGAGCGTCGTGCGACCCGCGGACCATGGCAGCGAGCGTGGCATGCTCGCGCGCATCGCGCGCAGCAGCAGCTGCGGCTGTCGCGAGCGCCGCTGCTTCGCGCTCCGCCTGCGCCGCCGCCTCGGCCTTGGCCTGGGCGAGTTCCTCGGTGGCCAGCGTAGCGCGCCGCGCCGCGGCAAACTCCTGAGCGTAAAGGTCAGCCTCTTGTGCGCGCAGCCGCCCGGCCAGTTCGGTCAGGCCCTTTTGCTCGGCAGCCAGCGCCGCCGTCTCGACCTTCATTGCCCGAATTTCGGACGCGGTCTTTCCGAATGTGGAGGCTTGGCGATCAAGTTGGCGCGACAGGGACTCGCCCGCCTTTTCGGCCTTGGCCGTCTCGCGCGCGGCAGTCTGAAGCTCGCGAGTGGCCGCATTGCCGAAACTTGTGATCGCAGCGGTCGCGCCGCTTACGTTGACCATGCCGGCCGTCGCGCGCTCGATCTTCGCAGCGTCGGCGACGACCTTCACCTCGGTGCTGTTCATGATCGCCTGAAGCTGGGTCAGTTCGTCAAACGAACCACCAGTGTCGATCGCGAAGCCGACTTCGAGTGTTGCGGGCGATCCGTCGTCCATTGACCGCCTCCCATACGCAAACACCCCGCCGAGGCGGGGTGCGGATTGGCAAAATTATAAGTGGGCGCAGTTAGAACTTAGTCGGCGGGAACCCGCTAAAAGGCGCGGCTTCGCACTTGCCCTCTGCGTCGACAATCAAGTCACGGCCGGTATTTACGTAGTTTTTCCAGCTTCCGGTCGAGCGATCGACGTAATGCGTCGTCAGACCGCTAGATGGCGGTGCGGCATCGTCGCTTTGCTGGAACGTGATTCTGCCCGCATCGACCGATGCGATCGGCTCAAGTGACGTGCACTCGAAGGCGCAATAGACCTTCGCGGAGGTATCGATCCGATAGCGGACCGTGACAGGTTCCCAGCTACCGCCAATGCGCAGCCGCTGCTTGCCCACGCACACCAAGTCGAACTTGTCCGCGGCCAACGCGGGCGACGAGAAAAACAACAGAGCGAGAGCGAGCGAACGCATTACAATACCCCTTTCAGGATATTGATAATTCACCTGAGCAGCGCGCGCAACGCGGCATCCTCGGCCGACCTGTCCTTGGCCGACACAGGCGCTCGCCAAGGCGCGGGGCAATTCTCGTCCTCAGCGCGGCGACTCTCGGTGACGTAGGCGAGAGACAGGTGACGGAATAATCGGGCCTCCCACGCCGCGATCTGCACGCCCGTGAGGTTGGTCCAGGATGCGATCGTCGTCCATGTCAGAGGCCCGACGCCCATGCCAGCCGCTTCGCTAAAACCTATCTCGGCCAATCGCTCGATGATGTGGGGCATTGGGTTTCGCGGCATCTTGGGCGTTATGCCGGTCGCCTTCATCTGCTCCGCGCGCGTCAGCTTAGGGGCGGCGTCGGGGTTCTTTGCCCGCTTCGATCCGGCCGGCGGCTTTGGCGTGGCATTGAGCCACGCCAAGGCGCGCACAAAGAGCGTCAGCTCGCGGCGGACCCGATTTTGAAGTTTCCCCAGTCGGCCAGGTATTTCGTGACCTGCTTGGCGATGTAGCCGAGCTTCGGATCGCCGTAGACCGCCTCGAACAGCTCAGCGCCGGTCAGCTTGTCCTTGGTCAGGTCCATCGAAACCGTGATCGTGGCCAGATCCTCGGCGGTTTCCTTGAGGCGCTCCTCGGCCGTTGCTGCGGTGATCTTGCCCTCGTTATCGTTCATGCGCTTCAGCGCGCGCGACGTCTGACGAGACTCGACCGTCGCGAACGCCCGGCTGCCGGGGCCATAGACAACGATCGTGACGGGCTTGTCGCCATCGTACAGCGGCTCGCCGGCGGCGCTCTTGACGTGAATGGTAGCCGTATCGGCGACCTGAAGGTTGGAAACGTCCATTATTCAATCCTCTCGCGGGTTCGCGGGTGAACGCCGGCCGCCCCACGACCCGCGAGGCGTGAGACGGCCGACGAGTGTTATCCGGCTGGTGGCCGGAATTGGGTGGTTACGGCCCAGCAACCTCGACGGGCTTGCTGCAGATTTCGATCGAGGGCGCTGCCATGACGACGGGATCGGCGCCGTCGACCGTTACCGGCCAGCCGAACACGCGCCCTTGGGCGTAGAATTTCGATCCGTCCTGCAGCGTGACCTTGAACGAATAGAGCCCATTGGTCTCGATAAGTGCCGCGGCTTTCAGCAGCACTTGGCCGGCATCCGTGAGATCGACGGCCAAGCTCGGCGCGAGCGTGCCGTAATCGGCGGACCCCTTCAGCTTCTGCTTGGCGCCGCTGAGCGGCTGAAATTCGGTCTTCTGGAACGAGGCGCCGATCGTGCCGATCTTCTCGATACCGCCGATGTTGGTGAAGGTGAGCGCGGCGAAGCCCGCCGCGTCCTGCGTGGCGGGAGCCGCCACCGAAATTGCGAGCGTCGAACCCGCGCCGGTCTGTAGAGTCATGATTATCTCCTGGGTGATTAGCCGGCACGGACCGGCGGGGTTCTGCCCAATCCGAGGGCGGAATTACGAAGTGGTGGATTCGCCACCAGCCGGTGCGGCAGCCGGGGCCACAGCCGCCGTCGGAGCCGCGTCGGCGGCGGACGGCTTCACTGCTCGCTTGGGCGCCGGCTTCGTGGCCTTCGGCTTCCTCGGCGCGGGTGCGCGCTTCGCGACGGCCGTTTTCGCCGGTGCATCACCGAAGAGGCCGGCAGCGGCGTAATTGGCATGGGCGCCCGGCTCGAAGCGGTGCGTCGCGCCGCCTTCGAAAGTCTCGCCGGTGCCGGAGTCGGTAAAGGTCTTCGGGACGTAGCCCTCTTTCGTGCTCATGATATTCTCCTTGGGGTCAGGCAGGCTCGTCGAACGACACGCGGAAATCCTGTGCCTGTTCGAAGGTGTCGCCGGGGCCGAGCAGATCAGGCCCGCCTCCCGGTGATGTCGTGATCGCGACGCCCGTCCCGCCGCCGATGTCGCCAGTGCGGCCACGGCAGCAGGTTCGAACCAGCTTCATCACCGCGACTTGGTCGCGGTAGCTTGCCGCGCGAACGGTCACCGACACGCGCTCGGTGACGCGGACCATGCTGCCAACACTAAGCGGCTGGCGCTCGATGGTGCTGATCGTCCGAACGAGCAGCGCGGGAAGCGCCACTCCGTCGGGTAGCGCGCCGAGCTTGATCCCTTGCGCCGGCACCTTGGCGGTCGTCGGACCATCAGCGACCAGCAGATTGCCGACGATGCTCGCACCGCTCATTCGGCGTCTCCTTCGGCCTCGTCGCTGCCAACGATCCCCGCGCGGGTTACGCGCGTGTTGATGTATTGCTGGGCAGCGGCAATCGCGTCGCCGCCCTTTACGTCGAGAGCGGGCCGCAGGAACGGATGAGGTTGAGCGCCGGGATGGTGCACGGTCTTGCCGACAAACTTGCCGTTGATGACCAGCGAGCCTTCCTTCGCCAGCTCGTTGATCTTGCCGACCGAGCGGCCTTCCCGCTGACTGTCGTCAACGGTGATGAAGTGTGGCGAGGTGCCCCACTCCAGCCAGTTTCCGACCGAATACGCCCAGCCTGGCCGCACCGTGATCTTGACGACAACACGGCCCGGCTCGTGCCTCGACCGAGTGATGATCGCGCTCGACACTTCATGCGAGATCGAGCGCGTTTTCGCTTCCTCGGCGACGATATTGGCAGCCGCGCGAGCGGCGCCCCGGAGCACCTTCTTTTCAAGATCGGCGGGGATGCGGCGGATATAGCTGGCCACCTCCGCTCTGCCGCGCACCGTCGGCATTAAGCCGGGTTCCCGGCCGTGCTGTAGTCCTCCACCATGAACTCTACGCCGTCGCGGCCGAGCTTGGCAGGACCGGCCTTGATCTGCATGATCCGCGCGCCGCTATAGTCGACAACATCGTCGACCACCGTCGCGCCCATCACGAAGCGCATGCTGGGCTTGATGTCGTCCCGAAAGCGAAGACGGACGCGCGCGGGGCGGGAAGCCACGTTGACACCGTCCGCCATACGCTCGCCGCGGCTGGGGAGCATGTCCTGCACCTCCGCCGCAACCTCACCCTCACCCACCAACTCCCAATCGCCTGAGCCCGCGCCATCGAGCGCGGTGTCGGCAACGGGGCGTTCGATCCGGATACGGTCTTTCAGGCGGCTGGCGAGCGATCGGGCCGGCTTCACAGCGTTCGCCGCTTGTATCTGCGACAGAGCCGCTTCGCGCTGCTCTCCGCCGCCGCCAATATCTCCCCGCCCTCGCGATCCTCGTAGAAGCCGGTGAGCATCACCAGCATCGCCATTCTAACCGCCTGCGGGATGGTCGCGGGGTCCGCGTAACCTGCGGTGAAGGTGACATCGATCGAGCCGCCGAGGATGCTGTTGCTGGGCCACAGGGCGCCCGAGGCCGGGTATATCGTGCCCGGTCGCGACGCAGCGCGCAGCTCGGCGTTGGCGATCGTCTGCTCAGCGCCCGAGATGTCGCGATAAACGATCGTGACCGGCTGCTCCGCGTCGATCGGCCAGGCGCGCAATCTCGTCTGACGCAGAAACCCGCCCAAGGCCTCGGTGACCTCGCGGCGCGTGAGCACCAAGCCGGTATAATCCTCGACCCATTCGCGCGCGGCGATGATGTAGCCCGCGATGAGCGTGTCGTCGGCGGTGGAATCCACGCGGAGCTGCCGCTTGGCCTCATCTGTCGAGATCGGCTCGGCCATAGGTCACCCCACCGCAAGAGATGGCGCGCCGGCGAGGGTTCCCGCCGGCGCCGTCCGTCGTCAGTCAGCCTTCAGGTTCTGCTCGACCGACTCTTCGGGCGAGGTCAGGCCCGACGGCTCGTTGAAGTCGATCTTGTTCTGATCGACTGTCGTTCCGGCGCGCGGGTCGTTGTCCACGGCCGGGTGACCGACATCGATGTCGGTGACTTGATCGGGAGCGCCCGACGGATTGAAGCCGGTCGCGGGCGCGATGTTCGCCGGCTTGCTCTCGTCGGCCTTGGCCGGCTCGGCGGTTTTCTTCGTGATGGTCATGGGAACGTCTCCTTGGAATTGGGCCGGGAGTTACCCCGGCCCGGTCATCCTGCTGGCGATTATGCCTGCTTGATGAAGCGCATATACTCGGGGTTCTGGACGCCGCCGCCGACACGCTTCGTCGTGTAGAAATTCACGAACGGCTTGTTGGTGAACGGATCGCGCAGCACGCGAATGCCGACGCGGTCGATGACCAGATAGGTTGCCTCCATATCGCCGAACAGGATCGACACGAGGCCGGTCGTCATGTTCGGCATGCCCGGCACCTCGACCACCGGATAGCCCGACAACGTTGCCGGCTCGCCGGCGACATAGGTGGGCTGCCAGATGTAATTGCCCTGGCCGTCCTTCAGCTTGCGGATTTTGCCGAGCGACGTGCGGTTGAGGTAGAACTTCGCGTTCATGTTGCGCTCGCTCGGCAACGAGTAGACCAGATCGAGCACCTCGTCGGTCGTCACCGCCGCGGCACCCGCAACGGTCGTGCCGGTGATCGCGCCGAAGGGGTGCGTGGCGGCGTTCGCGGCGCCCGTGACGTAAGTCAGGATGCCGTTCGGCTTGTTGGTGCCGTTGCCCGACAGGAACGCGATGTTCTCCTGGATCGCGAACTCGCCGTCGACTTCGTCGGCTAGCCACTTTTCGAGATCCATGGCGACGTCATCGAGCGCCTGCTGTGTGATCGCCGGGTTGGCGTAGAGCTCGCCGGTGTTGAAGGCGAGCGAGGTCAGGCCCGGCGTGGCGGTGGCTGGCCGCGACGCGGTCTCCCCGACCCATCCGGAACCGATCACGCCATCATTGTAGACGCGGCTGAAGCCGTTTCCGCTCACGGTGATCACCTGCGAGTTCGCGCGGATCGGGCTGATCTGCTTGAGCTTGTTGGTGATCGTGCGATCCCACTCGACCGGCGCCAGATAGCCGCCGTCGGTGGCAACGCCGACCGACATCGAGGCGGTGATGTCGCCCTTGCGCATGTGAGCCTTGAACGCGGTCACATATTCCGGGTTGGTCGGCTCCATGTCGCCGGGCGCGCCGTTCAGGCGTGCGGCGGTAAGCTGCTTGGCCTGATCGTCGAGCGCTGCGGTGATCTCGCTGATCGACGCGTTGATCGCTTCGAGCTTGTCGGTCGTCAGAACGTCCGTCTTGCCCGCCTTGATCTCGGCGAGTTCCTGCGTGTGCGTCGCCTTGAACGCCTCGAACGCGGTGCCGAGGTCTTCGATCGTGACGATTTTCTTGGGCTGGGCTTCCGCGCGAACGGCAATGAGGCCCCGCCCCATCGCGGCGGTGCCGCGAAGGTTGGTCATCTTATTCATGTCTGTATCCTTCAGACGGTGAGGGCGTTCAGGAGCGGAGAAAGGTCCGGCTCCGGTTCATTGCCAGCGCGCAGCGTGGCGGGGTCGGCAGCGTTTTGCGTGCCAATCTGGCGGAACAGTTCACGGCGCGCGGAGCGCGGCATTTCTTGCTTCGCGAGAAACTTGTCGAGCGACGACTTGTCGGTCGGGAAATCCGCAGTCTCGGCGAACACGGGCATAACCGCCTCGCGCTCAAGCAGGGTGTCGGCCAGCCCGGCGTCGATCGCCTCCTGGCCCGCGAAATAGACATCCTTCCCCAAGATCATGGCAGCGAACTCTTCCGCAGGCCGGCCGGACCGCGCTGCGTAGGTCGTGACCATCACGTCGTCGATATGCTGAAGCGTCTCGACAGCCTCGGCCATGTCCGACTTCGTGCCGAGGAACAGGCCCATGGCCTCGTGGATCATGATCTCGGCGTTGTGTGCGATCTCGACGGTGTCACCGGCCATGGCGATGACCGACGCGGCAGATGCGGCGATGCCGAGAATCTGGACAGTGACGGCCTTCGGGTGGCGACGCAGCAAGTTGTAGATCGCGACGCCCTGAAAGTAATTGCCGCCGTTCGAGTTGATTTCGACGGTGATGTCCTTGTCGCCGATCTGGCGCAGAATCGCCGCAACCTTCTTGTCGGTGACGCCGCCGCCCTCACCATCGTCGCCGATATAGTCGAATATCGAAATCGTCGGTTTGTCCGACGCGAGGGCGGTCACTTCGAACTTCTTGAACGAGTCCGCCAGCGCGGTCGTCTCGAACTTCCAGCCAGCGTCGCTGCCGAGGCCGGTGATCTCGGGCGGGCGCGCCGCGCTTACGGCGAGCAATCCATTATGCCGCATTGGTGTTTTCCTCCTGGGCAATCGCCGCCGCCGTGGTGCCGGCGCGCGGCAAGTCATCGCCGCCATCGATCGGGTTGCGATCCATGAACTCGCGCGCTTCGTTCTGAACGAGATAGCCGACGTTGGGGCCGAGAGCCGCCTTCAGGAACTCGGCCTGATCCTTCATCGAGCCGCGCAACAGCGCGCCTTCGTTGAACTTGGCGTAGTGCGTTTCCTGCTCGGCTGGGGTGAGCAGCCACATCCAGATCGCCTCTTCCCAAATGACGAACCATGGCATCAGGCAATAGGTGATGAAGAACAGGCTCAGCTGCTCGATCCCCGATCCCCAGCTGGTCTCGTCGAACATCAGCAAGGGGCGCGGTACGCCGGTAAAGCGCGCGATTTCTTCGGCCTCGCGCTTCATGATCTCGACAAGCTGGGCGTCTTTCGCGTTCCCGCCGAATATCTTAGCCTTCAGGCCCTCTTCGAGGATCAGCCAGTCGTTTTCGGCGCCGGCCCCGGCATATTCCTCGCGCAAGCTCTTCTTCAGATTGTCGATCGCCTCTTCGCCGAGGGTCTCGTCGGTTTCGAGTGCGCCTTGCGCCATCGAGCCCTTCGTGAGCAGGCGCGCGGCGGCCTGCTGCGCTGTTACTGCCAGCCCCAGCGTGTCAGCCGCCACGTCGAGCAGGGACACCCCGTTGATGCCGTCCAACGAGAGCGGCGTGCCGAAATGAAAGACGTCATCCGGCTGCAGCGTCACGGTGCCACCGGATGGCCGGTTATATTCGAAGGTCAGGTCGAAATCCGTCGACAATTTCGGCTTCACGCTTCGACGAGGAAGCGGAATCAGTTGCCGAACGGCTCCTCGAGACTTGACCTTCAGGGCGTAGGCACTGCCGTCGAACAGCGCGGCCATCTGCATGTAGCTCTTGAAGCGACTTGCCGTCTGATAGCTGTTCGGCTTCCGCAAAAGGACATTGTAAAGCGGGTGCTCGGTCGCCTTTACGGTGTTCCTGCCGTCGCGCTTCCGCAGATGTAGCGGCAGCATCCCCATCGAGCCGCAATGGAGCGAAACCGCTCGATAGAACGTGCTGTTGCGGAGTGCGTGCCGCTCGTTGATCGCTAGTCCCGTAATACCGGTGCGGCCTTCCAGACCACGCAGCATGCCGACCAGCGCGGGATCGGCCAGGCTGTAGGTGTTATAGGCGACAATCGGCCCAGACACCGTCGGCTGCTGGATGACAGGCAACGGCGGCGTCAGATCGCGGGCCATGTTTTCCCAGATGCGGCCGAAAATGCCCATTCGACCTCCTTCACGCCTTGATGACGCCGCGGCTCGCGTACACCGACTTCTTCTTCGGCTTCGCGGCAGCCGTTGCGGCGCCAACGACCATCGCGATCGTGACCATCCCGTCGATGCGTCCGCGAGACCGCTTCTTGTTGAACATGCGGTTGCCCATCCCGTCGGGTTCAACGACGGCATTGGCTGCGCAGCTGTAGGTCACCGGCGAATCGTCGATTAGTATCGTGCCTTCGAGGATGCGGTCCTCAGTGCGCGTGATCGAGTGCGGCATGCATAGCTGCCGGTCCTCGAAGACGATCCGCTGGCCCTGCGCGTGCCGGACGATCTTGAGCCCGCTACCTTCCGGCTTCCCCGGCCCCTCCCAGAGCCACCACTTCAAACCGGCCTGGTCGCATGCATCGGTGAAGGCCGTCAGATAAGCGGAGTCGACGGCCAGTGCCTCGACGTCATGCTCGGCGTACAGTTCCACGACTTGTTGCGCGACGAAGGTATAATCGATCGTCGCGCCGGGCGTGGCGGTCAGATACTTGTCCTCGACCCAATCGGCGTAAGGCGCGCGGTCCTTGTCGGCGCGATCCTCCAACCCCTCCAGCGTCGTCCAATACCAAGTCTTGACCGCCAGCATCTCGGGCAATTCCCAAGCCGCCGAGAGCGCCGTGAGATCGTTCTTTTCCGACAGATCGAGCGACAGCCAGCACTTGCGGCCGCGCATCGCCCGCGCTTCGACCGTCCCCTGCACGGCCAGCCACTTCTCTTCGCTGATCCAGAAATCAGCCGCCGCGGAATCGATGCCGAAATATAGCCGCTTCGTGCTCGACTTGGTCGAGGGGCGCAGCTTGGCGGAATTGACGGTCTCGCGGATGTTCTCGATCGGAAACGTCTCGCCGAGCGCCGGGAGCGACTTCTGCCAGCACTTTTCGTTTTCGAACACGGTCTCGCGGTCGGCCTTGTCGATCCGCGCTATGAAGGCGAACGCAGTATCGTCGCGGGCTTCGCCCTTCACGATCTGCTGGTACATATCCGAATAGGCCGTGCCGACGTGCTGCGACGATCTGGCCGGCGTGTTGGTGCCGAGCAGCATCAGCGCGTTGCCGGCCACCTTGTCGATCGCCGCTTTCCACGTCAGCAGCGAGCTTTCCGATTTCAGCTCGTGGATCTCATCGCCCGACACGTAGGAGGGGCGCTGCCCCGACTGCGATTCCCCACTGGCGATG